GTCGCCTCGCCCTCAGCGTGGATGGCCGTCGTGATGTCGCAAGTCTGGCGATCCATCTGCGCGGACAGATTGGCAGTCGCCAGGCGGTTGTCGCAGCAGCACTGCGCAATCTGGCCATGAATACTGTTGCCGGTCTGCATGATCGTTGTGTTTGTGCCAGCCTGCGCCAGCGCGACCTCCTTGCCAATTTGGCCAATATTTCCCTGCATCTCATAGCCGAGCGTGCATAGACCGTTGCCTACGTTGGTGATTCGATCGTTGAGCTGTCCAAAGTGCTGGCCGAACAAGATTTCCTGTTGGCTGGCTGCAGTGGCGTACTGCCCAAACTCGCCCTGGCGGTTGAAGCCACCCCATCCGCCGCCCATAAAGACGAACAAGAAAAGGATGATAATCCACCATGCGCCACCGCCGCCCCAACCGTCGTTGTCTTTGCTAACTGCAGCGAGATCGGAAAGGCTATAGTTGTCCAAGTTAAACACCTCTTTCAAATTAAAATTATAAACCGTGTCGACCCGGCTTATTTCAAAAATTGTATGAAGTCCTTTGCTTGTTTTTGAAGCTGCTGAAATTGATCCTGCGTCATCTGCCCGGACGACAGCAACTGTTCAATCTGCTGCTTCGCATTCTGCGGCGTCATACCGGCTGCAAATTTTCTAAACTCAGATATCATTGCAAGCGGGTTATTCTGCTTTCTGGCCCCGTTTCCCATCAACATTTGCATCATCGGATTTGCCATTGATCAAGTCCTCCAATCTCTTCACGCGCTCCTCTAAACTGTTGACATCCACCGGCAAGGCCGTCTGATATGGTGCAATGCTATACGGTGTGGTCGTCGCATAGCCAGCACCATCCGTCACTTTTAGCCATACAATAGGATCGTTTTCATCCATCAGCAGAACAGAGCTATTCGGGGCTAGCCTGAGCGCGTCTGCGCCGTTTTTCCCGTTCACGCGGATAATTTGGCCGTTGAAAACTTGCTGCGCTCCTGCGGCGTTCTGCGGCCCGGTAGGCATGTAATTACTGTATGGGTTATATGGTTGATAAGTATTTCCGTAGTACGGGTATGCCATCGCTCCACATTCCTTTCCTCTAGCATTGGGTTGAATAGAATCGCACATTTTTAATTTCCATATAAATCATACAACACGTCGATGCGCGCTGTGCCTCAAAAGCGCATCATCTTTGCGCAAAAAAACGCCGCCCCGAAGGGCGGCGTAGCTTAACTTTTAAAATATTTTGAAAAAACGCTTGACATACCACGCAATGCGTGGTATTATAATCATGCAAACAAAAGAGGGCAATAGCCCAGGAGGATAAAAAAATGAAGCTTACTGATGGAAAGAAAACTGTGGAGATCAAGATCCAGCGTTGGAACGGTTCCGGCTATGACCCCGATTGGAGCGCCGACTACTTTACCGCGGGCTCCCTACCGTACAACGAAGAGACCGACACCTACACTGTCGAGGATGTGGATTACTGCATCGAGGCCGCGAACATGGCCAACGAAGACGGCGCTTGCGGCAAGTATGATGAGAATGGCGATCTCGTCCGCGACGAAGACATGTTCGTTTTTGTCGAAGAACTGAATTAAAGGAGGAATTTACCATGACCGACAAGCAGTTTTACAGCATCTTTACTGACGCGATCTCGGATGATGGTGCATCACGCGAAGCTTTTGTCTCCGACTGGGCGCTGAGCTCCATTTGGGATGACGATGATACCCGGGATATCCCAGATGAGCGCATTACCGAGATTGGGGATATTTGGGATGTTGCCCACCTAACGATTTGCGACATCCGACAGTATGCCGACCTGTCGCAAGCAAAATTTGCAACTCGCTTTTGCATCCCCCGCCGATCTATTGAGGATTGGGAGTCCGGCGCAAGACGTTGCCCAGACTATTTGCGTTTGTTGCTTGCACAGGCTGTTGGTTTGTACAATAAGCCTGTTGTCTGATACCAACGCCGAATAGCTGTGTCTCACTTGTGTATCATATTTGACAGAAAACAAAAACGCCGCCCCGAAGGGCGGCGTTTAGTCAATGCTTAATATGCTTGGTTGCGATCTCCATTTTTCGCTGTATTTCTGGTAAGCGGCGCTGTACTGTCGCTCTCCCAAGATACAGCTCTGAGGCTATATCAACTTGTGGAATGCGATCCACAAAGTATAGCCGTGCAATCTTTTCGTTCTCTCGGCCAACACCTGCTGCATCAATCACCTGGAGAAGTTCCGGTTTTGTCAAGCCGGATAAGTCATCTGGCAGGCGTCCCCGCGCCTGCGGACTCATTTGGCCCGCAGCACCATCGCCGCGACCTCCTCGCGCTTGGCATACCCGCCCGGGCGCGTGCCGTCGGTGATCCCCGCCGATACGGCAGCGGCCAGCTCCTCCTTTGCCCAGGCGCTGGCCTCGGTTCCCTTGCCCTCAAGGGCAACCTGGATGCGCGCATCAATCAGTGCAATCACTTCCGCTTTCGTCATGTCGATCTCCTCCTTTGGTTTCATTGCTTTTTCCACATCCTGCCGGAACCCCGCCATTGTATACGGCAGGCCCAGGCCGCGCCACAGATGTTCCGGGTCGACGTGGCCGCTGGCAATGCCCCGCTTGCCCGCTTCGTTGTGGCTGAGGATTACGCCGTCCGCCAGCGGATTTTTCCCGTGGAAGCTGCACAGCCGTGCAAAGAGCTGCACAGCGTGCTGGTACGTCTTGCGGCAATACGCCTGGGCCGCAGCCTTGTCCTGCACAGTAAATCTTGCGCCGCCGGTATAGCGAATCTGCCCCGGTTCGCACATCTCAAAGCCAATGTACCCATTGTTTCCCGCAGGCTTCCCCGCGTGGGGCATACGCTTCACCTTGCCCGGGGTCTCCAGGCAGGGGGCGGTGAGGTAGACGGTGTCGGCTCCAATAAAGCCGTTGATCCCCGCATAGGTGAAGCTTGCCTTGTCCCACTGCCGGATAAAGACCAGCGGGTCCGGCTGGCCGACGCCGACGGAGTGGAGGAAGAACCCCCGGAAGGCGGGTCCTGTGATCCACCGCCCGTCATTGAAATACGGATTCTTCGTCAGATACTTTGTCTCAAGTCGCATCTGCATCCACCTCCGGCAGCCCAGCGACCGACGTCAGCAGACTCACGACTCCCGCCAGTGCCGCCGTCCCGGCCACCGTGACCCAATCCACGTCCGTAATCATCGCCGCCGCCGGAATGAGCGCCACCGCCGTCTGGCAGACCGTCTTCCCGGCCCGCACCAATGCAGCCCGCAGCCATTTTCTAAAATTCTTCATGCCGTACCCCCCTTTCACTGTACCGTGTGCTCTTTGAGCAACTGTTCATAGTATTTTTTCACGTCTCCGTTGCCGCCGAGTTCGATATACTTCTGTCCGGCAATAATCCGCTCCGAAATTGGCATATCCCGGGACATAGTAGTAAGCCGCAGAATTGCCAAGTATTGCTCCCGGTCATGCTTT